TCTGCTAGACTAGGTGCTTCAGGAAACACTGCAACTATTACTAATGGTAAATACAGATTATTAGCTACTGACGGAACTAATTGGTATGATATTTTTTCATTAGCTGGTTTAGGTGAAGCTTGGGTTATTAAAACTAGTAACTACACAGCATCAGATGGAGATAATCTTTTTGCTGATACATCTGGTGGTGCATTTACAATTACTTTACCTGCTTCTCCTTCAATTGGAAATCAAGTAAAAATTATTGACGCCGAAGGAACTTTTGGTACAAACAATTTAACAGTAGGTCGTAACTCACAGAAGATACAAGGATCAGCTGCAGATTTAACAATAAGCACTAATAGTGCGGGCATTGCTCTCGTTTATGTTAACGCGGACAATGGGTGGAGGTTGAAATATAACGACTAATGGCTAACTTACAAGATATAGTAAACAGAAGTGAAGTAGGGGCTATTAAGCCTTGGACCAAAGCTGCGGCTCCAGATGGATATTTATTATGTAATGGTGCGGCTGTGTCAAGATCAACATACGCAGAATTATTTGCTGTAGTTTCTACTACATATGGTTCTGGTGATGGATCAACAACTTTTAACGTTCCTCAATTACAAGGTAAGATGCCTCAAGGTTATGATGGTAACACATACAACTTAGCAGGTACTGGCGGTGCAAACACAGTTACAGTCGCTGTAACTAATAACCAAGCTGCTACAAATGCTACTAACCAAGCTGTTACTGTAACAGGTAGTATTTCTAATACATCTTTAACAAGTGCTCAATTAGCTTCTCACAATCACGCACCTGTAAATAATCAAAACAAATTTGAACAAGGTAATCCTGGTAATGGTATTTTTGGTTTTCAGTTTTTTGAATTGAATCCAGGTCTTAACGATATAGCTTTAAGCAACGCTGGATCAGGAACAGGGCATAATCACGCTCATACCTTATCTGGTACTCTAACAGGTAATATTACAACAAGTTTAACTGGCTCTGTCACAGCGGCAGGAACAAATTCATTTTCACCTTTTGTGGTGGTTAACTATATTATTAAGCATTAGGAGATATTAATGGCAACACAAATTGTAATTACAAATAATGACTATATTAAAATAGATGATTCTTATCACATGCCTTGGGAAGAAAAAGGAAAAAATTGGCAAGGTGCTTGGTGTCCAAACACTATTCATGCAGTTATTTGGAATAATCTTATTGGTCAAAATGAAATTCAAAATAAAGACCCATCAACAGGTAATATGACTGGTAATACAAGTTTAAACTCTACAAGTGATGCTGTTGGATCAACCACTGTAGCTGCTTTATTAACATGGGCAGAGACAAGAAAAGGTCAAATAGAACAAGCAAAAACTGATTATGAAGCTGCGCTTCAAGCTGACAGTGATAATGGTACTACAAATGCAGTTGGTAAAACTTGGATCGATTACGATCCTAACTATTCGTAATATAGTTCTTCTTAGATATTAGAAAAATCTCCATTTAAATCAACGTAGTGTAAAAATAATTGGTGATGCCAACATTCTTTTGGTTGTGCAAAAATAGGCCTCCAATGCTCTACCTCTCTTCCTTTATAGATAACACCATCTCCGCTCTCTATTACTATAGGTATATCTTTCATACATAAAGGCCATTTGTATTCTTTGTTTTCATAAAAACTTTCGAGAGAAATAGAAACACTTATTTCACATGCATCTCTATCAACATGTTTTTTTAAATCAGATCCTCCAAGATAAATTCTATTGTAAGAATAAATTGGTTTAAGATTTAAGTTTGTTTCTTTTTCTATTAAAGGTTTTAAAAAATGTAAAATATGAGTATATATTTCAGATTCTTTTGAATGCACACAAAAAGACATTGGCGCTTGATAATCAGGTTTTATTTTAAAATTTTTTAAACTCCAAGAGGATAAAAAATGAACGAGTTCTGAAGAAATTAAATTTTTAACGTATTTGTATTTATTTTTTTTTAATGTATCCATGTAATAATAGCGTGCCTGTCACCATTTGAAACAGGTGTTATTGCATGAGGAAAACAAAAATTACTAGGAAACATTACAATACTTCCTTTTTTCTTTTTAACTAAATATTTTTCGTCAAAAAAAACAAAATCACCGCCATCATAGTTATCATTTAAAATCAAAGAACAACTTAATACTCTTGGATGTGTATCTACGTGATCAACATGCATCTTATATTCTCCAGATTCTGATCCTTTATAAATAAGGTGCATGTATCCAGTATCTTCTACTGACGATCCTATGCCATTAATACACCATTTAAAATCATTACAGTATTGACTAATAGCTTTAGAAACAATTTTAAAAACTAAATTGTCAAATTTTTCTGATATTTTATTCATGTAGCAATTTCTAATTGTTTTATCTACTTGAGAATTTGATAAAATTGCTGCCCTAAATTTTTCTTTTTTTGCAGAAGTCACTATTTTATCACATAAATCTAAACTTAAAATATCATCATAACGTTTTATAAATTTGTTTATTTCCATAATTTTTTTTTCCAAAACATTTTTTTATATTTATCTACCCACTCGCTATTTAATAAACTTAAAGTTGCTCCATGCATTTTTTCAAGATAAAAACCTGACCACATTTTCCATGACTCTCGTTTAAATGGAATAACTTGAACCATAGGTTCTCCTTTTTTAATTAACGATTGTGCTTTTTTTTCATGTAAAATAAAAGGAAAATTAATTAAATTTACATATGTGTCAGTATCTACAACACCTGATATAATCTCAAACCTATCCTCGATCCTATTCATAGGTTTTATAAATAAACAGCTATAACCAGGAGGTGTTTTTATTAACCATTTGTTGTTAAATTTTCCTGCATTTTTTCCTGCTCTTTTATGCCAAGTTTTTGGTAATTGTGATTTAGTATGAAAACCAAAATCGTCTTTTTCTCTATTTGCAGGAGTAATAGCAAAATCATCTTCAACAGGATGTATTAAATAATCCTGATCAAAAGGAATTATATAACCAGCAGTTAAAGAATCTAAAAAAGGCATACAAGTTTTTACTGTAGCGTGATAAAAATTATTGTCATTAAATCTTTGCATTTTTTTAAAATCATCTGGAATAAATTTTACTGCAGGTTGTGGATGAGGCCACACGTTTAACATGTCTTTTTTAGAGGCACAAAAAGTTATTTTTTTATTAAACAATTTTTTCTATAAAATTAAAAGACATTGATCTTCTAATTTCTCCCTTAATTTTTGTTTTGAAAGGCATTACACAATGTTGATGACGTGCCTCGAATATATAAAAATGACCCACTTTAGGTTCCATCCATGTACAGGATATGCCATCAACTCCAGTAAAACCTAATTGTCCATCTTTAAATTTATGTGGATCTTTTACATCATTAATAAATTCTGGAACTTTTAAAAACATTACACTAGACCATCCAGTATTATCATGATGAGTGTGAGGTGGATTGTATTCTCCTTCTTGCATATCATTAATCCAACAACTTAAAATTTCTAATTGTTTGTTACCATTGTAAAGATTTACTTTTTCTAAAGTTTCAATGTAATCATTCATACAGTCAACTATATTTTTAGCTATTTTTGTTTTTCCTATTAAATTTGTAAATTCTAATTCTGAATCTAATCTTCCCGCAAGGCGTGAGCCAAAAGAATTTAATTTTTCTCTCTCCTCTTCATATTTAAAATTTAAATCTTTTATAGCTTCTAAAGGCATATCATACCTTTTTACCATTCTTCCAAATACATTGGTTTGTGTTTTCATTTTAATAAGATTGTCTTTCTTTTTCATATTCTACTTTTAAATTACATGCGTACGTAATTCTTAAATTATTAGTTAAATTAGCGGAGACAGAATGTAAAGAAGAGGCAGGAAACATTAAAACATTACCATTACCTACTGTTATTATTTTTGCAAAATTAGTAAATGAATTATTATTATCTTCCTTTTTTACCAAACTCCAAGATGTTTTTTTATGAAAACAAAATTGCGCATTACTTTTTTCAACATCGACAAAATAAACAATGGATAAATGATTAGGACCGTGAGAATGTGGTGCTGCAAAATTGTTTTTTTTATACCAATTAATCCATGACTCTGTAATTCTTATATAGGGAGCATCAAAATTTTGTTGATCTATTAAAGCTAAAACAATTTTTACTAATTCCTCAGACAAATCACGTATTATAGGATATCTAAAATGAGAGTCCCAAGCAGTTCTTTTTGCTTTAACATTACATTCATCCTTAGGCTCAGTAGTAAAATTATGTATGTTTTTATTATCTTCTACTTTTACTATTTCTTTTAATTGTTTTTCCCATTTATCATGATCTGGCATTTTAAAAGTAAAAACTTCATCTCCAAAAATTTCAAGTGTTTGTATATCAGTCATTTTAACAACAACTCCCCTTCGTTATAAAACTCTGAAACATTTTTTTTACCAAAAACACCTTTTGCAAAAACTTCAAAGGCCAAACAAACTCTGTTATTTGTAGATAAATGAGCACCTACTTTGTGTAAAAGTTTTGCGTCAAATATTATTAAATCATTTTTTTTAGGTAAAAAATTAATTTCTTTTTGATTATATTCATTTGAAATTTCGTAATCATATTTTATAAATTGGTAGTTTTTTTCTTTTTGAAAAACTATTGAATCTTGTCCTTCATCTAAATCTAAATATAAAACACCAGTAAAAAAAGAATTTGTATGATTATGAAATTGAGAATTATTTTCAACTTTATTAAGTTTTATAATCCAAGATCTAGTAATATAAAAAATTAAATTTTTAGATATTTTTAATATTTCATGTGTATATATTTCAACATGTTTTTGAATTATTTTTTTTAACTCTTTAAATTGATTCATGTTCAAAATGTCATTATGAGAAAAACCAACATTATTAAATTTTAAATTATTTATATCATAAGAATTAAGTGATATA